GCGTGGCTTTTTTCCGTCGTGCTTGGTGCCGATCATGTGATTTCTCCGGTATCTGGGTCGATGAACACTGGCGCAGTGAACTTCACACCTTGCTGCGCACCGAAGGCCTCGATCAGCTCTTGCAGTTCGCACATCTCTGGCTTGGTCATGTTGCTGGTGGACTTTCCCAGGGCAACAAAGCCTCCGTCTATGCCTGGCACGACGTCCTGTTTTGTCAAGGCAGCGGTAAGCACGTCCTTCCAGTTTTCAGGGGTCAGCTTTCTGCCATACCAGTTCACCTGCTTGCTGACGTCTGTCAGCATGGCCCACAAACGTGAGTTCTGGGCAAGCGTGCGGGTCTCCGGCCGAACCTCGACGACCATCCGGTGGCCAGCCATCATGGATGCTTTGATCAGCGGCCAGATCTGCTGCGTCAGGATTTTGTGCGCCTGGACTGGCTCGAACAGCGTGATCTTGATGCGGTCGGTCATGCCTGCTTCCTTTTGCACTTATGAAAAGGCATCAGACGCCCAAGCCAGCCAATCAATTCTCCGCATCTCTGGCAGCAATAAGATGGATTTTTCATGCTTGCACCTTTACCAACACAGCGTAATACAAACCAAGGTCTTCAGTGGTAGCGTCTCGCCACTCAAATCCAGGCTCAACGCCAGGCCCAAGAAAACGCATGGTGCGAATGCGACGCTGCAGGATGAGCTTGCCGCGCCAGTTGGTTCTGAATCGCCATTCACTCATGTCAGGCACTCCCGGACTGCGATCCAGCACTCGTCGGCGCTGAGAGGGGTTTCGTCAAGGTCTGGCGCACGCACTCCAAGATGCGCTCCCGGCCAGGGTTGTCGGGAAAGCGCTCGATGGCCGCCAGCATGGATGCAGCCAGGCGCTTGTCGGGCCGGGCGCTCAGCACCAGCCTGCAGCAGCACTCCACGCATTTGAACGAATACGCCCCACTGTGCGGCCGTTGTTTCGATGATTCGCATTGCTGGCATGTCATTTCTCACCAATCGCCAGCTGGCCAAGTGCGTCAGCAATCTGAAAGCTGATCGCCGTTTTCCCGCCAACCTTGCCGCCTTTGTAGACAAGCCGGGCTTTCTCGGTCTCGCCAATCACGGCTGGCTTCGGTGGCTTCAGGCCTTTCTTGGCGTACATCTCGTCTGGGCTTCGGTCGCCAACCAGCAGGCGGGGATAGTCGAACGTCTCGCGGTCGGTGTAGGCGCGGTGCGATTCGCAGAACCGGTGCTGCAAGTAACTCAAGTCTTTGGTCTCGCTGCGGCAAACTTTCGGCCAGCCACCCAAGTCCTCGATGGCCGCGTGAATCGCCGGGTCATCAAAGACAACGTCCGAGTAAGCGCCAACCCGCTGCATGGCGTCAAAGGCTTTGCCCCAGGCCAGCATCGCCCGATCTGTGGCAGTGCCTTCCAGCTTGCGCACCAAGTCGGCAGGCTTTGGCGGGAAAACGCCGCGCTCGGCATCCATGGCGTGCTGGGTCAGGGCTTTGCGTACCTGGTCAAGGTCAAAGCGTTGGCAGGCTTGCCACCAGACCGACAGGGCAAACGGGGTGACGTCCTGCTTGTAAAAGGCCATCACGTCGCGCAGGATGTCGGCAAATTGTTGCTGGTCAGTTGCTTTCATGTGTCGCTCCTTGTTGTGCCAGCCATTCGTCGACGGCTGCCTGGTTGCGCTGCTCAACCGCAGCTTGCTTGTTGATCACTTGGCCGCGTTGGGCAGAAACCCAGTCCGCTTTGAACCCCTGCCAGCCTCTGGCCACGCATTCCTGCAAAGCCTGCTGCATGTGCCAGCCTGCCTTGTCGGCCTCGCGCTGAATGCCTTGCAGGGCTGTTTCGGTCATTGGTGACCGCTTGGCTTTCCTGATGGCCAGGAAGTCGTCCCAGACTTTTTGATCAACATCCTCGGGTTTGACAATGGACGCGCTCCTGCGCGGCTGTATTCTTTCCTTTGGTTGTTGGTTATTGGTTATTGGTTCTTGGTTCTTGGTTAGTTGACGTTCGTTCAACGCCTGTTCAACGTCTGTTGAGCGTCCGTTCAATCTGCGTTCAGCAGACGCTCGACCAGCCTGTGAAGCCTTCTCAGACTTCAGCTTGAAGTGCTGGATTTCCTTGTCTGCCCGGTGGTTTGTCCAGCAGCCTTCGTCGTCCTGGGTGAAAAAAGACCGCAGGACATAGTCCACTTCGGCCTCGTGGCCACGCATTCCGATCATCCGTGCAACGGTCGTTGAGCATCCGTTCAACGACCGTTCAGCGAGGTAATACTCGTCAAGCAGCCGTCTGTAGGCCAAGTCTTCCAAAAGGCTCAAGCCTTTGGTATGGCTGGCGTAATCGCCAATGTTGAATGTGTAGTAGTGCAATTTTTGCTCCGCGTCACTCCCAAGGAAAGACTTACGGCAGGCGGGGAGTGCGCTTTTCGAGTGGGTAGCTACTCCCACCCTAGCCGGGTCTTGCATCACTTTACCTCAGACAACCAGGTCGCTCAAGGACTTTCGGAAGGCCGCGCCGAACTTCTTTTCTAGCACTGGCCGCCACTTGTGGGCCACGCCATTCACCTTCCACATTTGCACGGCAGGGCCATTTGGCACGCCCAAAGCCTTGGCCAGCTTGGAGTAGCTGCCAGCCTGCTTGTGGGCGAAGGCATAGACCTGGTTGAAATACTGATCATCTTTTGTCATGTGCTGGACTGTAGCACAAATTTATAACGCGCCTAAAAATTTATTTTTGCGTCAACCTATAAAATTCTTTTTTTATGGTGTATGATTCGTTTCACCAACAACCACCCACGAAAGGTAAACACGATGCAAGACGACTTTTACATAAACGCGGTGGACGGCAATGCCGCCATCGTCAGCCAAAACGAGGAGCACATCTCGCTTGGTGTGCACATCCGAGGCGGCAGCTGCCGCATAGACCTGACGCCTGCGCAGGCCCAGGAACTGATCAACGCAATCACCAAGACTTTGAACCAGGAGACAACAGAATGACAACCGAAAAGCAAAACGTTTACCAACTGATTTCGTTGGTGGCTGGCGAACTGGCCAACACCGGCATCAGCAAAAACCAAAGAAACAGCCAGGGCATTGGATACAACTTCCGAGGCATCGACGACGTTTACAACGCCATCGGCCCATTGTTGGCCAAGCATGGCCTGAGCATCCTGCCGCGCACGCTTTCCAGAGATTGTGTGGAGCGCGTAAGCGGCCAAGGCAAAGCGCTGTTTTATGTGACGGTGGACATGGAGTTCGACTTTGTGAGCGCCCACGACGGAAGCAAGCACACGGTCAAGATGTATGGCGAGGCCATGGACTCTGGCGACAAGGCAACCAACAAGGCCATGAGCGCAGCCTACAAATACGCCATGTTCCAGGCCTTCTGCATTCCAACAGAGGGCGACAACGATGCGGATTCACAGACCCACAACGTGGCAGCAAAACAGACGGTGCCAGCCGGTTACGGTGAGTTCGAGGCAGCAACCCTGCCAGCCATGCGCGAAGCCGCCATGCAAGGCAGCGAAGCCCTGGCCGCAGCGTTCCAGGCTTTGCCCAAGTCGGCACACAAGGCGGCGTTCTGGCAAGCCCAAGGGCCAGCCCTCAAGAAGGCCGCCAAGACCGCTGACGAGCAGGTGGCAGCATGAGAGTCATCACAGCAGACCAAGGCACGGAGGAGTGGAAGCAGGCGCGTGTGGGCGTGCCATCCGGCTCCAAGTTTAGCGACATCATGGCCAAGGGTAGCGGGGCAACCAGAGCCACCTACCTGACGGCTTTGGCCTTGGAGCGCATCACAGGGGTGCGCGAAGAGTTCAAGACCACGTTCGCAATGGAGCAGGGCACAGAACGCGAGCCTTTGGCCAGGCTGGCGTATGAAGCCAGCACAGGCCAGCTGGTCGAGGAAGTCGGATTTTGCATGCACGACACGCTGCAGGTCGGGGTCAGCCCTGACGGGCTGGTCGGCAAGAACGGCATGAGTGAATACAAATGCCCGATGCCAAAGACCCACCTGGAGTATTTGCGCCTGGAGGCAGGCAAGTGCCCGACAGCTTACCGCTGGCAGGTGCAGGGCCAGCTCTGGGTGGCCGAGCGCGAGTGGTGCGACTTTGTGTCCTACAACCCAGACTTTCCAGAAAACGCGCAGATGGTCATTCGCCGGGTCGTGCGTGACGACAAGGCCAGCAAGGAGCTGGAAACCGAGGTGATCAAGTTCCTAGGAGACATCGAGCGCGAGGTCGAGTTCATCCAGTCTTACAAGGACGCATCATGAAAGGCCGCGACCTCCGAGACGCTGGAATCGCTGCCGTGTCCATTGGCCGAGAGGACTGGATCGCCAAGG